TCTGCATTGGATTGGTCCCGACGCAATAGAAAGGAAATTGATATGATAACTCTTACAAAAACATTTGTGTTTGGTCCCGAGACCTCTTTTGGACCCATCGAAGGCGTTACTGTAGATGTTATGGATGGATTTACTTGCGGATCTAGCGTACTTGATCCGTTTGATACCAGAATTGAGGTAACTGGAGATTATGCCACTGGAGTCAGGGGAGAACCTGGAGTAACTTATGCATGACAAAGATAAAATTGGCGAAATAATGGATGTGGAATATAAACCAAAAGAAATACAGGTTTCAAACAAAAAAGAAATTTCTCCTGCGAAGGAAAGAGACTTTGAAGATGATTATAAAGAAGTTAGAGGAAATTTAAGACATTTAGTTTCCACCGGAGAGCAGGCAATTGAAGGTATATTAAAAGTGGCAACTGAGGGGGATCATCCTCGTGCATATGAAGTTGTTTCCCAACTAATAAAGACGGTATCAGATGTTAACAAAGATCTCATAGATTTACACAAGAAAACAAAAGATATCAAGAAGGAAGATAACAAGTACGTTCAAAAGAACACCACCAATAACGCATTTTATGTTGGTTCAACTTCCGATCTACAAGACATTATTAATTCATCTAGAAGTAGAAATAAGGTAATAGAAAATAATTCGAATGAGTGACAAAAGTGGTTATTTAGGCAATCCTAACTTAAAACCAGTTGGGATTAAAATTGATTTTACAGAAGAGCAAATCCAAGAATACATTAAGTGCGCTAAGGATCCAGTTTATTTTGTAAAAAAATATATTAAGGTTGTGTCTCTTGATCAAGGACTTGTTCCTTTTGATTTGTATGATTATCAAGAAGACATCATCGATAAAGTTCACAACAATCGCTTTGTAATTGCAAAACTTCCAAGACAGAGTGGCAAGTCTACAACAATTATATCCTACATTCTGCACTATGTTCTTTTCAATCAGAGCATGAATGTCGCAGTGCTTGCTAACAAACAAAGCACTGCCAGAGAAATTTTGAGCAGACTTAAACTTGCATATGAATATTTGCCAAAATGGCTACAGCAAGGAATTGTTGAGTGGAACAAAGGAAGTATTCATCTCGAAAACGGATCTAAAATAATAGCGTCATCTACCTCTGCATCGGCGATTCGTGGTGGTTCTTTTAACATGATCTTTTTGGACGAATTTGCTCACGTTCCGCAAAATGTTTCAGAGGAGTTTTTCAGTTCCGTTTACCCAACAATTACATCTGGACAGAGCACCAAAGTTCTTATGGTTTCCACCCCAAACGGGTTGAACATGTTTTATTCTTTCTGGAGAGGTGCGACACGTCCCGATGGAGACGAACTTAAAAACGAGTATGTCCCGATAGAAGTTCACTGGAGTCAAGTGCCACTTTACCCTGGCGGACCTCTTCGAGACGATAAATGGAAAGACGAAACGGTTAGGAATTCCAGCGAACAGCAGTTTCAGTCAGAGTTTGAATGTGATTTCGTTGGTTCGTCTAATACTTTGATATCAACTGCAAAACTCAAGCAGTTGTTTCCGAGACGCCCCAAATCTCAAACCGCAGAGGGTTACCGAGAATATCACGAACCAGAAGAAGGACGAACCTACTTCATTACTGTCGATGTCTCTAGGGGACAAGCAAAAGACTACAGTGCGTTTACTGTGGTGGATACCTCTGAATTTCCTTACAAAATCGCTGCTACATTTTATAACAACACCATATCTCCTATGGTTTATCCTACTATTATTGACAACATATCCAAAAGATACAATGACGCATGGATTCTAGTTGAAATCAATGATATTGGTGGTCAAGTCGCGGATATTCTTCACTACGATCTAGAAAATGAGTTCATACTGAGCGTGACATCCAGAGGAAGATCCGGACAGGTCCTCTCTGGAGGATTCTCCGGTGTGGGTCAGACTGCTCTCGGAGTTAAGACAACCACTCCAATCAAAAAGATCGGCTGCTCTGTTTTAAGGAGTTTGATCGAAGAAAATAAGATGATCATCGAGGATGAAAACCTGATAGCAGAACTTTCATCATTCATATCAAAAAGAAATACATATGAGGCAGATGATGGTCACAATGACGATCTGACCATGACTTTAGTGCTGTTTTCTTGGATGACAAGACAACCTTATTATAAAGAACTAGCGGAAAGTGATGTTAGAAAAGGGATATATCAAAAACAAATAGATGATATAGAAGAGAGTTACCTACCATTCGGTTTTATCAATGATGGGAATGAGGAGTTAGACGGCGAATGGGATGGTGAGAATCGATGGTTCCTAAATAAAGAGTAAAATTAGGGGAAATTAAATGCCAAGAGTAAATGTAAAATCAATTATCACCGATCAAAGTGATGAAAGTGCAGTTATTCCTGCCCAGGAGGGTCCATCCGGTTTTATTGCAGGATATGTTGATTTTGACTCATACCCCAATAACATGTTAGGTTCTTTAGGATCTACCCATGAAAGAGAACAGGGATATATGACAATTTCCTCTGTTGGTGAATGGCATCAAAGATTAAAAACAAATGAACCGACAGGATATGAACTTAATTATCAAAACGAAGACGAAACTAAAGTTAACATATATCCGTTTTTTCATCCGGATCTAGATTTTTTTGTTGCAGGGAATAGTTACGCCGGCGGCACCTTTGAAAGATGGCCATCGGGTCCAGAGTATTCTTCCTGGCTTTACGACTGGAACTTTATTGAAAATTACTTACAATATGGTGGATCAATAACCATATTTTCACAAAAAGAAAATGATAGCGCCGGAAACGGCGACAATATTTCAAGAGCAAAAAACAAAAAAATACCAATTGATGGATTTATTTCACAGTTTTTTAGCGTGAATAATGATATTAGATCCATAGTTGATTACAGACAGGATTGCGTGGCGATCACTTCTGTGCCATCAGAGCACAAAGCTGGATTGGGATTCGGTCGTCTAACGCCACAACCTCCGGCCGGAACCCCTGAAAGTTTTTTCCAATACTATAGTGGAACTACCTGGGGATATACCGGAGGATCACCATATCAATATGAAAACTTAGGATCTGGTATTGCAAAACTACCTTTAGATAGTGCATTTGTTAAAAATACCGGTGATAATGAATTTCCGGCAGGAAGAAACGTGTTTTCTGTTTTTCTTAAGGACATGAGACCTCACAATAATCAATATGGATCAACCTCTGAATTTATTGATGCGATGAGACAGTTATCGATAGGTTCAAATGAGGAAACATATGGTATTAGAGGTATGACTTTAAGTTCAGACCTATTATTTGAAAATGACGGCGCTTCCGGATTTACATTTTTTACTTCAAATTCATCTGCAACTGATGTTAACCCTTTGAATGGAGTGTTGCGTTACAGAAATCCAGATGGGAGTTATGTCGTAGGAACCAACACTGGAAATTTGCCGGAATTCCTACGAAACAAATTCAAATCTTCAGATCAGTCTTCTGACGGTATTACTTTTTTCCAAAATAGCGAATTACAAATTAGACCGGGAAGATTTGGTGTTTTAATAAATCCGATGTTGAACATGCGCTCGTTTAGTTTTTCTACGGAAAAAAAATTAAGTGAAACTTTTGACGGGACTCCGGGTACTGAACTCACGACTTTCTCTTTGCTGAACATAATTCTTCCATCAAACTGGAAAGATCCATTTTCATGGTATCCCGTAGCCCTTGGAAGTTCCTCAATAGCCTTATTAGATATACAAACTGGTTTTGAAATTCTTCCCGAAGGTAAAATTACTAGATTTATTGGAGCAAATCCAAATCATGAAGCGGGAATGAAAACGGCAGATATAAAGGAAAGTTTAAACCCAGAGTTTGATTATGTAGATCAAGCTTATGGACCAAATGGTCATTTAAACCTTCCAGATAAAAAAGATGCTTTTAATTCTGCTCTTACCGTTTTGGGTGTGACAACGGATCTTTATAATTGGAAAAAGCAACACAACATTTTTGGTGCTTCGGGCGCTTCTCTAACAAATAGCGCACTACAATATTGGGGATGTACTTGCGGGAGTGATTCAATAGGTCAAGGTCCGACATTTGGAATCAGAAGTTTTGTTAACAGCATATTGGGAATCACGCCCGATATATGTGTTGATTTCGGACCTAAATCATTGACCTCCCATGTAACGGCAGAGGGAAGCACATATCGTGCTTACATTGGATTTAGTAAAAAATTCCCAGATAATAGTATAACCGGCCTTTCCAATATTTTTGGGGAATATATCGGAGGGTCCGGTGAGCCAAATCACGTTGCGGGAGGCTCTACATTTGCAGATTTTGTTAAGAAACTGTCCGCTGTAGAGAGTAATGAAGGCGGAGTACCACCCACCACATTTCTCAATAGTGCTTCTGCAAAGGCAATCAGAATATACCCACTAATCCCTGATCCATCAGATGCATTTGCTTTAACTGCGGATAAGACAAATTATTTTTACTCGATTTCCTCAACCCAACATCAAGCGGGTGCCATAGCGGATTTAGAACATTATAAAGATCCAAATTGGCCAGCAGATTTTCGAAAAGATGGTGTTGCAGGTGATCCTGGAAACCGCGACTCTATTGATTACGGATTTCACTGGTATAGCATCGCGCCGAGCAATTTGGAACTGGATGGTCAACTGATAGGTCCAACCGCAGCACAAAATAAATTATCCACTACAAGCATTGGAATGGTTGGATCTCCAGGATCTACTGCGAGATCACAATTTTTCGGAGTAACAACGGGATCAGCGCCTAGCACAAATCTAAACGGAATAACTAACGAAGGAATTCATCTACTAGCAGAGATTGATGTGGTGGCTGGCCTACCACTCACCGGATTCGTTCCCCCATCTGCATTCGATCAGGAGGATGTTAGTTACGACAATATTTTCTCATCAAACGCAGATAAATTTGAATTCCCTGTATTTGGAGAAAAATTCAAAGAAAACTCGTTTGGAAATTATAATTCAGAGCAAGAATCTTTGAATATTAAAAAGTCAAATGAAATCCCATTCACATCTGACGTTGCAGGATTTTTTGCAAGACAATTTAGAGATCTTCAACCTTGGTTCTCTCCTGCAAATCAAAGTGTTTCATCTGTCAATGATATTATTGCAGAAAGGTATCACCTTTCAAATACAGAGCAGGACGATTTATATGACAACAAAATCAACTTCATTAAGAATCTTGATGGATCCTTAAGACTCTTCGGGGATAAGACGTTTGCGGATTCTACGAGCACGTTCTCAAGAGTCAATGTTTCAAACCTCTTCATCTATCTCAAAAAGAAATTAGAACCACTCGGTAGAAGATTCCTCTTTGAGCAGAACGACGAAGAATCTAGAAAATTATTTGTAAACGCAGCACAACCCTTTTTGACAACTCTAAAGGGGCAAAGAGCAATCACAGACTTCAGAGTGGTGTGCGACGAGACAAACAATACTCCAGATATAGTCGATTCCAATCAATTTGTTGTGGATATATTTGTCAAACCCGTCAAAACCATAAACTTTATCAGACTCAGACTAACCAACGTGGGAACCTCTTTTGAATTAGAGTAATTCATAAATAAAATGAACTCTCTAGGAGAATAAGATGGCACGACCAAATGTAACAGTAATCGTTAACGATCAATCTTTTGTTATTAGCGGCGCAGAAGCCGGTGGTGCTCACAGAGCAGGATTTCCATCGGGAGATGGACTCATACTCGCAGTCGGAAACACATCCGAAAGACAACAAGGATTTATGGTTGTAGAAAACACCAACGATTGGTTTTCTAGACTAAAAAGTTCAGACCCAGTAGCAACTGGACTTGGCGGAACAACTTTAGACGGAGCAATTCCATTTATTCATGGTGTCACCGCAGGAAGCACAGCTTTAACGGGCGGCACAGATTTCGCTGGTGGAACTTTCCAGAGATGGCCAAACGGTCCAACTGGATCTTGGGCAACCGAGTGGTGGTCTGTGCATAATTATCTTCTCTATGGAGGTGTTGCAGTTGTTGGTGGAACTGGAACCAGCGTTAATACGGGTACGCCGGAAGACACATTAAAGAATAAATCAATCGGATTAGATTCTGTCTTTGGTGGGTCCGGAGATAACAGCACAATCAAAAACATCGCAGATTCAAGACTAGATTGTGTGGGTGTGTGTCACGTTAAGTCATCAACAACAATCGATGCCAGTGTTAATTCTGACGTGGCCAGTTCAAGTGAAAACATTATCTCCGTTTTTGGAGAAAAAACTCACGTGGACATCAGTAGACTTAATACAGATGTGGTCACATCTGATAACCTAATTACAACACCATTGACCGCTGATGTTGCAGGGTGTCTCGCAAGAACTGATAGACTTGCAAATCCTTGGTTCTCCCCTGGTGGGGCAACAAGAGGTAGAATTCTGGATGTCGTGCGACTCGCAAAGGACCTCACAGATTCAGAACAAGATACACTTTATGATAACAAGGTAAACCCAGTCGTAACTTTCCCCGGAGAAGGAACCATACTCTTCGGAGATAAGACAAACAAAGCATCAACCTCTACTCTTAGTAGAATTAATGTTGCCAGACTATTCCTATATCTTACAAAGGTAATTGGAACTTCTGCAAGATCACTTCTGTTTGAACAAAACGACGAAATTACTCGAAACTTGTTTATCAACGCGGTCACCCCTCTCCTTGAAACAATTAGAGGACAAAGAGGAATTACCGACTTCCGCGTGATCTGTGATGATACAAACAACACAGCAGATATCGTAGATTCGAATCAGTTCGTTGCAGATATCTTCGTCAAACCAACTAAGTCAATTAACTTTATTCGTCTTCGCTTCACCAATAAGAGTGAAGGTGCTGAATTAGGCTGATAAATACTAACAGGAGACAAATAAATGGCAATTAACAATAGTTTAGACAACTTCAAGAGTAATTTCCACGGCGGAACTCGAAGAAATCGTTTCGAAATCACCGGAGCAATTACAGGCGGCGGAAATCTAACAACATTCCACGCTTATGCATTTACCCTTCCTCAAGTCGGAATAGGAGAAATTCCAGTGGACTATAGAGGAAGAAGATTATACATCCCTGGTGATAGAGATTATCCACAATGGAATCTAACGATTCTGGATGATGACAATGGCGCTGGAGCCAGAATTTATCACGGATTCCAAGAGTGGCAACGACAAATCAATGATCACGTCGAGAACACCTCTGAGTCAGACGCAGCAGCAGGCAGACAGTTATGGACGCTGAAGCACATGGGCTTTGATGGAGACACCACTCTCAAGACAGTAGAATTGCATGGATGCTGGCCAGTTACAGTTGGAGCGATCCAACTCTCTGCTGGTGCAAGGGACGAACTGGTGACATTCGACGTTAGTGTGAGATATGATTACCTCACATACGAAGCCGGAGACGGAAGTTCTCCTAGCGTTGGTTGATTTATATTATTGAAACGGAGTGATAAATGGCTTTTAAATTTTTTGGTTTTGAAATAGGCAAGCAACAAGACATTGGGACACCTTTAATAGAACCTGCAAAGGATCTTGGAAAGGGTCCCGAGTCTTTTGTTGCGCCTGAAACATATGACGGAACATATACATTCGAAACAGGTGGTGTGTTTGGTACATACGTCGATGTGGGCGGACAAAACCTTGCAAATCAAATCAAGGGAGAGAACGAACTTATAAGAACTTATAGAGGGATGTCTCTTTACCCAGAGGTCGATCAAGCGATTGAAGATATTGTAAATGAGGGAATTGTCCCCGGTGACAATATGGATACAATCAAGCTTGATCTTGATGATGTAAAAGTTTCTGATGTTGTAAAAAATAAAATACACGGAGAGTTCAAAAGAATATGCAATCTTTTAAAACTCGATAAACGTGCCCATGATATGTTTCGACGATGGTACATCGATAGTAAATTATATTATCACATTTTAATTGATGATGATGTGCCAGAAAAAGGCATACAAGAAATACGTCCAATTGATCCACTCAAGATCAAGAGAATTCGTAAAGTAAACAAGAAAAACAAAAAAGAATTTAACACTCAAGGGGGTCAGGTTCAAATACCTCTCGTTGCAAACATCGAGGAGTTTTTTGTTTATACAAACACGGATAAAGATTCCCCGTATCAAACACCTTCGTCCGGTATTAAAATTTCACCAGACTCCATCGCGTACTGCAACTCAGGTCTGATCGATGGAAATACCAGAAGGGTTATTGGTTATCTTCATAAGGCGATTAGACCTCTGAATATGCTTCGTCAAACAGAAGATGCAGTTGTCATTTATAGAATTTCTAGGGCACCTGAACGTCGAGTTTTCTATATTGACGTAGGTAATCTTCCAAAGAACAAAGCTGAACAGTATCTTCGAGAGATCATGAATCGATACAGAAACAAGTTGATTTATGATCAAGATACCGGAAGAGTCAGAGACGATCGTAATCACCTTTCAATGCTTGAGGATTATTGGTTGCCACGAAGAGAGGGCGGCAGAGGCACTGAAATAACTACCCTTCCAGGCGGCGATAAAATGTCACAACTAGAGGATGTTGAGTATCTTCTCAAGAAAGTTTATCGATCTCTTAACGTTCCAATTAGTCGTATGGAATCTGATAACGGATTCAACATGGGAAGATCTGCTGAGATATCCAGAGACGAAGTTAAGTTCCAAAAGTTTATCTCCAGACTTCAAATAAAATTTGCAGATCTTTTTTACTCTTTACTTAGGGTTCAATTAATTCTCAAAGGGATCACCACCGAGGATGATTGGAGTGAGATTTCACAGGATATTAAGTTCCGATTTAATCGAGACACATACTTCGATGAATTAAAGGAGAACGAAATCCTCTCTGAAAGAATAAATATGCTAAATACCATACAGCCACTAATAGGCACATTTTTCACTGAGGACTATATTAGAAAGCATATTCTAAAAATGTCCGACGAAGAGATTAGAGAGTTACAGGATTCTTTCGACGAGCAACCAAGACAACAAGAAGAACAAGTTCCACAAGAGCCAACGGAGTAAAAAATGGAAAACATTTCCAACATGCTAGACGCAGCAATTTCACAGGATAAAGATCAATTTATTAATTCATTTGCCTCTGAACTTGTAAATAGAATCAACGAAAAAATTGGCGGTATTCATAAAAGAGTTTCTAAAAATCTTCTTCAGCCAGAAGGTGTTCAACTTGATCCAGAAGTAGAAGAAATAGAAGAAGAAATCGAAGTGAACGAAACTGTTATTCGTCATGCTATTCCTAGCATATCGTTTGAAACAATCGAAGAGGCAAAAATTGCCCGCAAGAAAATGGTTAAAGATGGTATGTGTGAACAATGCATCACTCAAAGGGGAGAAAAACTTCTTTTTGACGTAGAAAACGTTCATGAAGATTTCTGGAATGAAATCTACTTTACTGCTAAAGAAATTTCCGAAAACTCACACTATGATCCATACTACGAATTTGCTTATTTCATCAAAGAGGCTCTTGAAGACGGAGAAGTTGAATTCGAACTTGCTGACGGATCAAAGGCAAAAATTACATCGGAAATGGCTCAGCAAATTTCAAGAGTTCATGACATGTTAAGCGGAAAGAACCAACAAATTTTCCGGGATAATGCAACACTAAGCGAAGAATCTTTTAATCAAATGATGAATTTCGTTCAAGACGCCATCGAAAAAGAGGGAGAATCCGAATGAGCGCAGCATCAGAAATAATTAAGCATGTCATGGATGAGAATCCAAAAGAACTTATGGATACCTTCAATCAGGTCGTTCTTGATAAAATTTCTTCACGACTCGAAGAAAAAAGAGTAGAAACCATTCGTAAAGTTTATGGAGAAGCACTCGATCCTGTAGGAAAAGAAGATGCTGATATCGACAACGATGGTGATACAGATGAAACCGATAAGTATCTTCACAAAAGAAGAAAAGCAATCGGTAAAGCAATAAACAAAAAGAGAAAAGGTCATAGTAAATGAAACTGATTACTGAAACAACCGAAGAAGTTCGTTTGGTAACAGAAAAGGCTGATGACGGCAAGAAGAACTACTTCATTGAAGGCGTCTTTATGCAAGCGGAGACAAAAAACCGCAATGGTAGGGTGTATCCTATGGGTATTCTTGAAAAAGAAGTTAAAAGATATACCACAGATCTAGTTGAAAAGAAAAGAGCACTTGGTGAATTGAACCACCCCCAAGGTCCAACTGTAAACCTTGATAAAGTATCGCATCTTATTACTGAACTAAATTTCAGAGGAAATGATTGTTACGGTAAAGCAAAGGTTCTAGAGACTCCAATGGGTAAGATCGTCAAGAATCTAATCGACGAGGGAGCGCAACTTGGCGTTTCATCTAGAGGCATGGGATCTCTTAAAGACATTGGTGGTATCAATGAAGTTCAGCAGGACTTCATGCTTTCAGCGGTCGATATCGTTGCAGATCCATCTGCACCCAGCGCGTTTGTTAATGGTATCATGGAAGGTGCCGAGTGGGTTTGGGATAATGGTATTCTTCGAGAGAAGCATATCGCTGAAATGAAGAGAGAAGTAGAACAGTCCACACGACAAGACAGAGAACAAAAGACACTTGAAATATTTGAAAGATTTATGAGAGGTCTTTAATAATTAGTCCACATCTTAAAAAAACTAAATTTTATAAATAATTAGAACAAAACCTCGGAGGTTATAAGAAAAATGCCAGCAACAAATGTTAACAAACCAGTAGAAAGCGAAGATGTCTATAAGGACGCTTCAGGAAAGGGCGCAATGGTTGCAAAGCCAACTAACGTCAGTGCTGACGCCAACAGAGCCTCTATCGCTCCAAAACCATCTGATGCTTCACCTGAAATTCAAACACCAGAAAGTGTCGTCCAGCCAGTTCCTTTTAAGGAGCACATGGAATCACTTTTTGACGGCGAAGATCTATCGGAAGAGTTCATGAGCAAAGCAGAGGTTGTTTTTGAAGCAGCAGTCAACGAAAGAGTTACTGTTCTTGAAGAAGAACTTAAGAAAGCAGTTGCCGAAAGTTATGAAGAAGAACTCGAAGGCTTTAAAGCTGAACTCACTGAGCGAGTTGATGATTATCTCAACTACGTCGTTGAAGAGTGGATGAAGGAAAATGAACTCGCAGTCGAAACCGGAATTCGTTCCGAGGTCGCTGAGTCGTTCATCGAAGGACTCAAGAGTCTCTTCGAGACAAACTACATCGACATTCCAGAGGAAAGAGTCGATGTTCTTGAGAAACTCGTCAACGAGAATGAAGAAATCAACGAGCAACTTAATGAAGCAATCAACACAAATATTGAACTTTCCAAGGATCTTCTTGGTTACCAGAAGGCAGAAATTTTTGCCGGTGCCGCTGATGGTCTTAGTGACGTTCAGATTGATCGTTTCGCATCTCTTGCAGAGGGACTTGAATTTGAAGGTGCCGAAGAATTCACCAACAAACTCAACGTTCTCCGCGAAAGTTACTTCGGTAACGGAGAGGTTGTTCAGACACAAGAAGAGGAAGTCGCTGCAACTTCAGTAAAAGCAGCAACACAGCAGAATCTCACAGAAAATCTGGAAGAGGGTTCACCAATGGACGCATACGTCCGAACTCTTAACAGACAAGCAAATCAAAGATCGCTTTTTAACAAAAACGTAAAAGACTGAAAAATTAAAACACACAAAGGAGCAGATAAATGCAATCCGAATTTGAACTTATGAATACTCAACCATACGACCAACTCGTCGAAAAGTGGGCCCCGGTCCTCGATCACGACGAATTTGGTGGGTTTGAAGATTCCTACCGTAAGAAAGTAACCGCTTCACTTCTTGAAAACCAAGAAAGAGCAATGCACCAGCAATATCTAGCAGAAACCTCACCAACTAACTCACTTGGTGCCGGTGCGTTTGGATACGACAGCGGTAACTCAAACTTAGACACTGGCACACCAGTCACAAGAGCAGGTAACATGGCTGGATATGACCCAGTTCTCATTAGCCTCGTTCGTCGTGCTATGCCAAATCTTCTTGCTTATGACATCGCCGGTGTTCAGCCAATGAGCGCACCAACTGGTCTTATCTTCGCACTCCGTGCTCACTACGATAGCCAAACCGGTCAAGAAGCACTCTTCCAAGAACCGGACGCACGATTCTCTGGTGGTGGTGCTACTGGTCACAACGATCACGCCGTCACCGCAACTGGTGGTGTTAGTATCTTCAACCAAGGATGGACCGCTGGTGGAGGACAGGGAAGAACTGGATCCTATGGTGAAGAGTTCCGTGCGATGCTCACCGGAACTGCTGAAGGTCTAGCAGGAATTGATGGAAACAACAACAAGTTTGAGCAAATGGCATTCACAATTGATCGAATTGCTGTTGAAGCTCGTACTCGTGCTCTCAAGGCTGAGTACAGCACAGAACTCGCTCAGGATCTCAAGGCTGTTCACGGACTCGACGCAGAGACTGAACTCGCCAACATCCTCAGCACAGAGATTCTTGCTGAAATCAACCGTGAACTCATCCGCACCCTATACTTCAAGGCGAAGACAGGTGCAAACAACGGTGATCTAACAAAGGTTGGTGAGTACAGCCTTGACACCGACTCTGATGGTCGTTGGAGCGCCGAACGATTCAGAGGACTCATGTTCCAAATCGAGCGTGAGTGCAACACAATTGCTAAGGAAACTCGTCGTGGTAAGGGTAACTTCATCGTCGTTTCTTCCGACGTTGCTTCTGCCCTCGCTATGGGTGGATTCCTCAACCTCTCGCCAGCACTCAATGTCAACCTAGACGTTGATGATACAGGTGCAACTTTCGCCGGTGTCCTTAACGGTAAGATCAAGGTTTACATTGATCCATATCTCGCAACCAACGTCAACTCCGTTCTCGTCGGTTATAAGGGAACATCACCGTATGACGCAGGACTTTTCTACTGCCCATACGTTCCACTACAAATGGTGAGAGCAGTTGGTGAGAACACCTTCCAGCCAAAGATCGGGTTCAAGACTCGATAC